CCAGCACCAGCACCAGCACCCGCCCCAGCACCAGCTCCTGCCCCAGCACCTGCTCCGGCTCCTGCTCCGGCCCCTGCTCCGGCTCCTGCTCCGGCCCCTGCCCCAGCACCCGCACCAACTGTAACAGAAGTAATTGCTACTGTCAGTAAACCAGCCGTACAATCCGGACAAAAAACAATTACTAGTGGAACGCTAACTGCCAGTCAAATAGCTGTATTAAATCCTACTAATGGAACTGTCGCCGAAAAATCAGCAACCCGTGCATCTGTAGTATCATCCATATTCAATAAAATGGGTGACGGATCAAATGATACGGTACCAATTGTGGTGGATCGTCTCATGGGTTTTGATAATAGCTCATTAACATCCTCTGTAAGCACAGTAAGATTATTAAATGCTACCAATAGTGTTACAACCTATAAAAAGCAAACAAGTGTATTTGATCTCAGTACATTACCCACAAATCAGGCATTGTACACATTAATGAGCGCAACAGGTGATACAATTTCAATACAAAATGGTCAATATAGTACCATTGTTAAACTAGTAAAGAATGCCACTAATTTTACCATCACACATCTTAAATCGGATAATACTACTCAAATTAGTACATCGACCGTAAGTAATGGCTATAGCGGCAATGTAGATGGAATAGATTATATGGTAGGAAGTTTAACCGCCCAGGTTGTTTCTACCTCCGCTTCTAGCATGGATATTACTGTTGTACAAGGATGGAATCTCATTGGCGCTGGTATAACTGGCACTATTGTACAAAATAATACCATCTTCACTGGACCCATCTATTCTTACAATTCCAACCGTGTATATACGGAGATTACTAATAGGCAAGTTGTAGCTGGACAAGGTTATTTTATTAATTGTTTAACTGCCGGAACTATAACTATTAGCAAAAACTAAAACATTTTTAACATCCTATATGTCAACCATACGGCGGTTGAAGATGTCATTCGCTCCTTCAGTGTCTTAAGATCAACTAAATAGGTACATATAACAGATCCGTTCGACCGTCTGACGACAATATAGTCGTACATACTTACCAAAGTTGTAAAATAATATATAATATTTTTTGTATTCTATATTATAATCTGTATCAATTATAGTAATCACTATAATGTCAATAAATGAACATCGTACGTTTGATAGCACACATACATATCGGAAAGGGCCCATTCAATCATGTATTTCCCGATTTAAAAATTGTAATAAATATTCAAAAAACTTACCGGGGTCTAGTGGAAATTTAGTTAAAACGGATTTGACCTTACCAATGCGTATTACACGATTAATTAATTATCAATCCACTTTACGCAACGCACAGTGGAATGAAAAATATGTACCTCTAAATGCGTATGGTCAACGTCCAGGTGGTCCAAATGGATACGGACAACCGATAAAAAACACATTTTAGGCCTTTGTTTTAGTGACAATAAAAATGGATTATACTTATTTGATAAATGATTTAGAGAACGTCGTATTCACGCAGTGTAATTTATTTATAGGATTTTTATTTTTTTCTCTCTTTCATGTATAATGGTTAAGAGACACGACAAGGCAGAAGATGGTAAATACCACATTGGTAACATGAAATACGAGATGTTAGAGGGATCACGTGCCCAAGTGTGGCATGGTACTGCGCATGCTACCGCTGGTGGATTAAAGAAGCATGATTTGAAAATGCATCGCGGCAGAATTGTATCTAAAAAGAAGAGTGAATTAGCAAAAACCCAAAAGCATCTTCATGGTCACCTTCAACCCAAGGGAAGTGGCGTGTTTGGTTCAATAGTTAAGACCAAAAGTAAGCATGGTACTCACAAGAGAAAATCCACTCACAAGAAATAAACGGGATATACACGATCGACCTACCGATTGATATACACGAAATTCAATGTATTATCTTTAGGATAATGCTAACTATACGAATTATCTAGGCAGACGATATTGTCTACTTCATTTTATTTGCTGTACGAATCAGCAAATAAAATATGTATCGTCAATGCTTTATTATGATGTTATATTAGATATTACCAAATGAATCTACTTTAATAAAATTCTCCTCTACCACATATAACTGGGTTTCATTTTTAATAAATTGTTCAAAGTATCGTTTACTAACATTAAACCGGTTCTTACATCCAAGATAAAATTGATATAACACGTCAATCGGTATTTCTTCAGATTGAAATTCTATCTCGGGAGTAATGATCCTATATTTTTTAATAGATTCAGTAATATCATTTTTTTTATCCCACAACTTACACTTTGTATGTAATATATACTTATCGTCTTCAATACAAACCTCTTGAAAATAATGACGGATTAAATCCAAAACGTTTTTTTCGTTGATAGCGCTTTTATTATAATACGTAAATAATGAGCATAATTCGTCTACTTCTAACTCTTCGTTATTTTCATCATTCAATTCATAATTTGTTTCGATATGTTCATTCCAAAACTGTATAAATTTACCAACAACGGGTAATAATTTACTTGTACAGTCTAAAAAAAGATCTAATTGCTCGTCATATTTGAATTTTTCGATAAGTTTTGTTTTCAGCGTCATAGTAAAAAATACGTTTGGCAATTTTTCGGTTTCAATAAACTGTTTCCATAGATATTGCATGTTTTTCCATGAAATGGAACAGTCGGCACTATGTTCAATATTTTTCTGATAAAAGTTATCTATAATCTGCGATTCGTTGTTATTCTTCAAGTATAATGCGTATTCTTTTAAACATTCATCTTTACATTGTTCTTGTAAATATGCGTCGGCATGACCAAAACGACTAGAATAATGCGCAGCTACACAAAATAAGTTGATTGCGTTCTCCTGTTTGAAATACCCCATCCAATTTTCTAATATAATATGCTCTTGGAGATCTACAACTCTACATTCACTATATTTGTGATCATAATATTTTACCTTGAAAAAATTAAACAAGTTGGTAGTTCCAAATAACATACATGATAATCTGTTTAGTTCCTTTAAAAATGGTTTCGCCTTAGAATTAACAAAATATATCAGGCCGCATTTTTTTAGTAGAATATCTCCTAGAATGGTTAAAAAATACTTTGCCTTGTCGCGTGTATCACATATAGTCGGATATAATGTATTGATCACCGTCTGTATCGTTTCAGATTCAGGAATACATGAAAAAATATCACGATCTTTGATTTTTCTTAAAATACTAATTTTTAATTTTTGTTTCCAATCCATAAGCGTTTTGTGAGCACTAATTGTAGATAATATAATATGTTGAATGTCGTCTTCTTTTACGATATAATATTTGTTGTCATTTTTATATTCAAAGAATAATTCAGAAGACACGTGATAATAGTATTTATTGTTATGTAAAAATTTCTGAATAAACGTATCCGACTCTGATTCGAGATGGAACTTTCTTTTCTCTCGTTCAATAATGGTGTTGTTTGTATTTTCCAAGTATTCAGGTAAGTGTTCTATATAATGAGTAAGTTTATTAATCATGATTGGATTATTTTCATACACACTGTATAAGTCGTGTACTATTTTAACCAAAGACTCTTCCGACATTTATTTGTTATATAAAAATATATTTAAATTATTTGTTATATCATATTGTCTCGGTTATTATTTACTATGCGGCGGGCATTAGTTTCTGTATATGAATACGATATTTGTCATATAACCATATCGTAGTCGATAAAAATAATTCCTATTTTATCAAGCAGATCGTATTTTTGCTTTCCTTGTGCGTATTGAGTTGCGCCTCATATTCTTGTTATACTTAGTTTTTCGATTACCACCCACATTGACTGGTATAAACTGGTTCGTATTAAATGTATCAGCCCGTATAGGAGTAGCTTGAATAGGATATAATGAAGGCTGTGGTAAATCTAAATCCATAGTTATGATATGATTGATCATATTATTTAAGCCAGTGGATTGTGTTTTATCCAAGTTTAAAGGCACGCCTGACAATATTTCAGACCAAACTAAAACCATTGTATAAACACTATCCATATATTTGGAATAATTTTTAGTATTCAATATATCTAATACCTGACTATACAACTCTTCATTTAAATTCGCATGTTTATCCGTTGTTATGTGTGTAACTAATTGATCTGCTGGGTTTTGTTCTACTTCAACCGGCACATTTTCGTAGTATTGATATGATATCGGATCATAATAAAAATCACTGTCATCAAATACATCTGAATTTATAACAATTGAAATGTCTGGCATCGACTCTCGTCGTGATGGTATATTGGGAGTATATTTACTTATAGATGGTGTAGCCGTTTTAATTGTTTTGTTCGTTTTATTGGTAAGTGTGGTGGCTTTTGTCCCTCCCGACAATGGTTGTGTACGATTGGTTGAAATGGTTGTATTCACCGTGTTCATATAATATTTTTTAGCTATATCAAAAAAGGAGGTCTTATCAAAAGTTGTATTATATGTATTATCAAAACTCGGTTTTTTTAACTCAGTTACTGTATATCTGTTTCCTCTTAATATTTTAATTTTGCCATGTATTTTGCGAATAAAGGGTATTAGCATATAAACTGCCTTTAAATTTTTTATCTCCAATTCAATATCCGATATAGATAATTGTGTATCCATATTTTTTAAAGGTAATGCGGTTAATCGAGTTTGAATAGATAACATATCATTATATATATTTTCATAAAAGTTAGATCGGAAAATAAATGGGTCGCTTACTCCATCTACGTAAATAGGTTGCATTGGATTTAATCGTAGCAAATTAATACATGCGATGATAGATTCATTATACTTTATTAACTCTAATTTTTTATTATTGTATCGTTTAATAGTATCTAACTTCGGGTTTAAACTAGGCTCAAAAATTTCAATAGAGTATTGTTTTACTCCTCCAGTTATAATCTCTCCAGTGAATATACATTTCACATCTAATAACATACATAACGTATATACGACCTTGTCGCAAGTAATCATCGTATATGGCTGATTTTTATTTACTAATTTCCATATTAACAACATGACTACCTGCATTTTGTCGCCCCATTCTTTTAATGATATCAACGCTTTTTTTTGGTTAATTGAAGCAGACGATTCCTTCAATATTTTATTTTTGTTAGTATTCCCAGCAAAATAGTTTAGGTTATTATCTGTACCGGTTCCCTTGTAACTAAATTCAATACCATTTGTTTTTATATTATAATCAAATGACTCCTTGTTTTTCGTAATACTTTTTATACTAGAATTGTCAAATCCAAAAATCGTCATCGCATTATTTGTAAACTCTATAGATTGACCCGTCACAGGCCATACTGTAGTTGGAGTCGATCTAGTGGCAGGGTCTATGTACGTAGCAAAATTACTATATAACTCAAAGCCTTCGGCTATAAATACATCTGCGCCAATGCCACAGTCTCTAAATATGTTATTTATTTGTAGAGGCGGATTTAATGGAGACCTTTTTTTCACCTTTGTCCATGTTATATTGCTAATATACGAACTATATGCGTTTCTTATGTTATTTTCATATGTGTGTAAATCAGTTGGATAGGACGGTTCTATGCCGTCTAGAGTGCGTAGAGGATACATATCCAGCTGTTGTAGAGTAACTGAATTAGTGCCATCCTTGATACTATCTAAATAATTTAATATTTGCTGCTGAACTACCATGTTCGCATAATCAAGTTTAGTAATTCCATCCAATATGCTTCTAATCGTCGTAATATTAAAATAGGATGTCCCGTTTATAATAATTGTATTGTTATTCATATCAAAATCTACAACATACGATGTCATATATGTATTTTTATAATATACATATATATTTATTTATTTTTAGCAGAGAGAACATGCTTAACTGTTTTTTTATTACTCGACTTAGGTGGGCGCGTACTTTTAGTTACAGTAAGTATCGGCATTTTGTCTAATGACTTAAAACACGTCCATGGTTGGCTGGGTCTATCATGTAAATATGGCGCATATCGCTTCCATTGAGCATTTTGTTTCATAAACTGTTTTACATTGAAAGCAGTACCACATGAACTACCCCATCTACTATAAAAACTCATCTTCTTACATAAATCAGTGTCTACTACGCATCCATCTACTGCTCCTCTTGGTTGATATGGCAATGGACGATCTGGTTGACTCATAAAAGCACGGTCGTCTAATTCATAATGAGAACATACGGTGCGAGAACATAGATTTGTCTTATTTAAGTATACATCATAATGATCTGCTATGATTTCTTTTGCCAGTTCAATATTTAGTTTGCCCTTATGTTGCTCCATTAATTGTTCTAGACGAACTTTTCTAGAACCTTGGTGTCTGCGTATATCATCAAATCCACTATTTACACATTCTAAATTACGAATTCTTGGATCATATGGCGCATTAAAGCCAATAAAGTATCCATTCTTGGTTCTCTCTACGTTAACAAATTCGAGGCCTAATTCAATGCGCATAATTTCATTCGTTGTGGTGTCTCCGATAATCCATGAATTCGCATAGTCGCCGGAATTTTCTTTTCGTAGCATTTCAACGTAATCGTCTAACGAATTCGCGTACTGCATACAATTTCTAATACGACATATGATGGGATCTTTATATGCGTAATTATTAAACCCACCTATAGTCGTTTCAGTTCCAATAAATCCTTTGCTATTAATAAAAAAATCAGTCTGACTAGAAATGTATCCGGGTGCGCCTTGATATAATATTCTATGACCTTTATGTGGCTTAATATCAATGATCGTATTAAAAAATTGACCATCTATAAAATTATCAAATGAGTTATGAGCACAGCATATTTTACCATCATGTGTATAATTGCCTACAGCCATAAAGGCAGAACATTTATCTTTTGATCCGCCTTCCATTAATCCAATGGTGGGTAGTATGTCTAACAAATGTCCATAATGTTCCTTTAATTGTGGCATATGATCTAAATATAACCGTAATTTAGGTAAAGCATAATCCAAAGAAGCAATATTATTCCATAAAATAAGTTCGTCTAAATCAACCTTTGCGCCTTTTGCTATACTACTTAATTCTTCGAAAAACTCAGGAAAATGTTCCTCAATCGGTTTTTTAAATATAAAGTTGCTAAATTCTTTAAAAAAGCCGACATCTAAACCATGCGAATCATATATGTTCCATTTCATAGTTTTTAAACATTCTTGGATTTCTTCTCTCAACAATATGCCGTGCGCTGTACCCCGTTCAGTGGGTGTACCTCTAATCGAAATATAATTCCATCCGTTCTTTTTATATTTAAATCCATGTTTTAGTTTCATATATAGTAAATTTATATAAAAAAACACAGGAGCACTAGTGTATGATATCAAATGATATACATTCGTTTAATCTATTCACATATCGTATAAACAACTAGTTTGATATGGTTGCGCTAAATTACACAGTTGGAAAATTACATTCAAAATATTTTTGCTAAACTCTAAATATAAACGCATAAGTATTTAAAGATTTGTTATAAAAATAATTATAACGGATGCCCGAATCTAATAATGTTCTAACTATTAAAACTGTCCAAATCGCACCATTTCGAACATTAATGACAGCTTTGAAAGATATCCTACTAGAAACAAATATCACATTTAAAAAAGATGGAATTAGAATTATAAATATGGATAAGTCACATACTATGCTTGCTCATCTTTTTTTAGGAGCCGAAAATTTTGAACAATATGAGTGTAAAGAAGAAAAAATCGTAATCGGTGTCAACATGTTTCATTTATTTAAATTGATTAATTCTATCGACAACGATGACACATTAACAATGTATATTGAAAACTGTGATTACTACGACGGTATTGTCTCTTTTCTTGGACTGAAATTTGAGAATGGTGATATTAAACAATGTAAAACCCAAAAACTCAGATTAATCGAGCCAGATACGGATGAATTCGAAGAACCAGATGTACACTTTTCATCTGTAATTAATTTACCCTCTACAGACTTCCAAAAGATAATTCGCGATTTATCATGTATTTCTGATCGTTTAGAAATTAAGTCGGTTGGAAATGAATTAATCTTTAAATGTACTGGTCAATTTGCCACCGCAGAAGTAAAACGGGAAGAATCCACTGGCGGCATGGAGTTTATAGAAAAACAAGATTCCAGTAAAATCATCCAGGGAGAGTTTTCGCTAAAGAATCTTGGTTATTTCATTAAGTGTACTAACCTATGTAGTCAAATTGAAATGTACTTAGAAAATGACTTACCATTGGTGGTGAAATATTATGTGGCGAGTCTCGGTACGATTAAACTCTGTTTAAGTCCGCTCCCGTCTAACAATATCTAATAGATACACCATTATACAAGTATCAGGTAGACATAAAAAATAAAACAAACATATACACAAATATATGTTTGTTTGCGTGTGCGTACGGTTAGGTTTTTATCATTTTTTTCTATTTCATGATTGTATTATTTTTTCTATTTCATGATTGTATCATTTTTTCTATTTCATGATTGTATCATTTTTTCTATTTCATGATTGTATTATTTTTTATTTTAGTCTGTCTAGTATTCCGGGGCATGTTTTTTAAATAAACAGCCATGGGCATCAATTCCACTACTAGTACAATTAATTAAAGATGCGTCTTGAAATTCACACGAGCTTAACCAAATTTTAACAATACAGAAATTTTTTTTAGGTGAAATCGTAATCCCATTTATGTGTGACTGAAGTTTTTGATTCGATGATAATGTTTCTCCCATTAAACTATAGCTTAATTTCTTCCAACTGTCTACAATAACTTTATTGTTAACCTTGTACGAAAAACACCCACCGCTTCTATTTTTTGGATCCTCCCATAGAGGTGTGATTCCTTTACGCATTATAAACAACATACAGTTCTTTATGAGTTTTGCTGGAACTGCCTGTGTAATACCAATTACATCTTCTACTGTTTTACTAGTATATATGTTTTTATAACTGTTTATAGACCAGTCTGTATCATGCGGTAAATGAGCCCAGTAACACCATTCATCATTAAGAACGTGTTGTTGCATGGTCGAATCTACCAAACTATGGGAGTTCTCCATTATAGTATTAGCTATCAATTTTTTTTTATATTATTTCCGCAATATAACTATTTGACGTTACTTTATACCACTACTGAGCCTTTAGTTTATCACAGTTATCAAATCGATTATACATTCTCTCCGCACATTCATCTTCAATTGACGTATTAGTGCTAGTATTATGATTAGTTCCACTAGATTCGTCATCTACAATATGGTCAATGTCAAGATTCGTATCTATATATAACACTGGTTTATTATTTACATTGAGTTTTGGTACACCAGATGAAAATGACGTTATGCCATCCGTATTAAATTTAATGAAAAATGGACTATGTATTTCGTTAATTGACATATCCTGAGTCATATAATTAACTTTGAACTCATCTGTCAATACTACATCGTAGACTTTTTTCATATACCATCTAAAGAATGGGTATTTTAACGTATTGTTTTTAATAAAAAAGTTGAACGGCTCTTTTAAATTTATATCGTATTTTTTTCCATCAAATGTTAATTGGAATACTATAAAATTAATGTTACATACATGCTCCAGATGATTTGCTACAGGCGCATTACCCTTATCACATATTGTAGTGTAGTTTTTCTTAACATCATTCAATTCATAATTGGTATTTAATAAAAATTCATACTCTATTGGATCGTCATGCTCATTAAACACATCCATATTTTTAAAATGCGCAATTTCGTCTCCATCTTTTATCAATACGACTTCGTTTCTGAAATAATAATTTGTGTATTTATGAAAGCATGGTACTAGTGTTTTACTGTAAAATAGTTGCGTGAATGTAACTACTTCTACCAATTTCCATCCGACTTCATAAGATATATTATTATAACATGAACAACATGTGTTCATAAAATCGTTATGAATGATAATGACTTCATCGGCACTTTTAGACGAGGTTACGTATATAAAACTAAACAATAATAAGTCACATAATTCAAATATCATGCGTGATGATGCTTTAAACGCGTCTACAACAATGTTCATATAATAATTTAAATCATATATATTTAAATTATTTCCAATTATTATAGTATTTTTATTGTGTACTACGAGACGGAGGTATAGGCGGAGGTGTTTTTTTTAATGGATGATTGTCTGGATATATCACTTCATAGTGTAACTCTTCCTTTGATGGTGTTAGTCCAAACGCAAACATCAACATAGCGGTTATATATGTCATTAAAATAAATGGAATAAAAATGATTAACCAAGAAATTACGCCTAAACCACGGTTACATAAAATATTTAATACAAGAGTAAATATAATCATAACGATCGACTTGAAAAACGCTACGTTATAAAACCCTTTAAAAGTATCGATGATAATTTGGGTCAGAGAAAAGCCAATGTATAATATGGCCGGCGGGCATAAACTATCAAGCATCTCTATAATATGAAATCATAAAAAAATTATAGGAACTGAGCTTCGCCATCTTTTATTACACCAACCACATCACCAACTTCTCCATTTACATCTTCATATATATTTCCATTCTCTTCTCCATCACAATAATATACTTTTCCATCGATTTCAATTTCAATTACTTCGCTTTCCTCTTCCTCAGCTTCCTCTTCAGCAGCTTCCTCTTCCTCAACTTCCTCATCCTCTTCCGCAGCGTCCTCTTCCTCATCCTCTTCCTCAGCTTCATCTTCCTCTTCCGCAGCGTCCTCTTCCTCAGCGTCCTCTTCCTCAGCTTCATCATCCTCTTCCCCAGCGTCCTCTTCAGCAGCGTCCTCTTCCTCTGCTTCCTCTTCAGCAGCTTCCTCTTCCTCAGCTTCCTCTTCCTCAGCTTCCTCTTCCTCAACTTCCTCTTCCTTTGTAACATTTAAAGGCATGGTTGACTTATTCAACACTTGACTGTCTGAATGAGTATTATTAAGATGAGCAGGTGGAACCAGGGGGAATGTAGGTGGAGCATTAACCAACAACGCATCGTCATCTGAATCATCGTCATCCTCCTCCGAATCATCATCTTCTTCTGAACTATCATCTTTAACCGAGTCATCAGTATGTTTACAATCTACAAATTGTACATCATTTATGTTTACCTTTGTTAATTCCATTGGCTTATCGACTATTTCTAACACAATACTATCTGTTTTACTCTCTTGAACATTTACATTGGACCCATGTAAATCGTCTACACGTAATGGAGTCATATTTGTAACAAGCACGCCTACATCCGTCTTATAAGATGGCATATTCATTTTACACGATTGTAACTCTTCTATACGTAATTTTAGTAGTTTATTTTCATTAATTATATCTTGTATAAATGGCAATTTAATAATAGTTTCAATCACATTAGAATACTTATCCAACTCTTCCCTATACATTTTAGTCAAAACATGTTGAAATTCATTTTTTATTTTATCATGAAAATCATTTGTATATTCAACTATTTTAGATGGTGTACTTTGTATATATTCCATTATTCATATAACAGGAATTCGTTTAATATAGTTTAAAAAATATTTAACCTAAATGTATATGAACGAATCAGCTGATGATAAGTTAAGCAAAGAGAAACAAGAAATCATTGAAATGATGTGTAAACAAACTGTATATACTGCGGACGAAGCAGAAACACGCTTAGAAGAAGTTGATTATAATTACATGAAAGTATTACAAGATATCGTTGAAATGGTGTGTAGACAAACCGATTATACTATCGATGAGGCGCGATCACAACTAGAAGAAGTTAAATATGATTACATGAAAGTACTAAATAAATTTCACTCTATTGAATTAAAACCGACAATCCCACAAAATATATCCACGAATCAACAGATATATCATGAAATCCGAACTTTGATGGATGCTGGCGCAAGACAATTTAGAGCTAATCAACCGCCAACTACTAAACACGAGTAATCCACTGAAAATCACGATGGGTCCGGATAGAAAATGGAAACAATGTAAAATAAAAATTATGTGAATAACATATGATTTTTATTTGTGTCTAATTTATTCGTGTTTAGAGCTATCCTTTGTTTTACGCTTTAATTTGAATACATTGTTTGACGCGGGAATAGTACGATGGTTCAATACAAAGTCCGAATTGTCTTCATATAACTCCGGAAATACGTGGGTTAATGGTTTTTCGACGATAAGTAACAACTGATCGTTTTTTAACAAATCTCTGTATTCTTTTATGGATAATGTACCATAAAATTTATCTAATATATAATGTGGGTCAGGGGCCGGTTTAATATTCTTTTCATAATTAAATATTTTACCATATACGTGATTTAGCAGTTGATATCTTTCAAATTTAACAGATGAATCAATTTTTTCATTCATTAAATAAGCTGTACCACACTGAGGAGTACAAAAGCATCCATACACTTGATATGTATCCTGGAACTCATTTTTAGGAATAAAGATTGGCGGACTATCAAATTCGCATGTACACCAAAAACAAGCCGATCTCTTTCCAGAGATGTCATTCTTATGTAATTTAACTTTGAGTTCATGTATTTTTGTCCATATACTTTTAGTATCCATATCCGCATCGTATTGTGCCTCATGTATATTTTCACCAGTACACTTTGTATACATAGATTTTGGACAAGATGGTACTTGGTTAGAACTATTTTCATATGATGTCACTGCGTTTTCTTCGATTAAAAAATTGGAGACGTTTTGATTATCAAAATTGAAACTTTGAATTGCTTCTACCGTAGGATTATATTTATAAGTTTCTTGAAACGACTCATATATGTCTTTTAATGAACATTTTAAATGTAAAATGACGTTTGGTTCACTGTCATGATTCGTGTCAACTACTGCAGTTTGTTGAATAATCTTACCACCCTTTGGTTTTCGTCCTCGTTTCTTTGGAATAGGTTTAGTATCTTCCGCCAATGTTGGCTCTTCTACTTGAACCGAAATATTTTGTTTCTTTCTACCTCTTTTTTTCTTCTCTTCAACTAGCTGAGACATTTTTATAATGTATACCGAATTTTAATTTAAATCATTTTTAAATATAATAAATCTACCTCCCTGTAAATTGTAGCAAGTTCTACATAAAGACTGATATAAATCGTCCGAACCTACTAACACTTGATCCGTATTATTTGTTGTCCGGCAACTGAAGATAGCAGGTTGTTTACATGTAACACATGTTGCGGATAGTTTTTCAACTGAATCACAATGTGGAATCAAATCTAATATCTGACCGAATTTATTTCTTTTAAAATCTCCATCTAGACCAAATACATGTACCGTTTTATGTAAAGTATCGGTGAGGTATAATACTTTATGTAAGTCAGGGAAAAACTGCGCTTCGTCGATTAGAACAATATCATACTGAGATAGTTTGTCACCAAGACTATTAATAAGTTCACCAATTGAATCAAATTTAAAACAAGATATTTTGGTTTGATCGTGTGTACTTAATTGATCGATAGAGTATCTTATTTCCGAGCTATGTGTAATCACAAGTGATGATAAATTGGATTTAATCGCCGCATTATACGTAGCAATCAGTTTAGTGGTTTTACCCGCAAACATAGGACCTACGTACAAGCCCAAATATCCGTGTTTATGTGACGCCGCCATACTCAATAATACAGTCTCTGACATATATATATTAACATTCAATTTTATTTAAATAAAAACTATTAAGTATAATTAATATGAATACAGGCCATGTACAACCGAATAATTCGATGAATAACTGTACTCCATGGGTCGAAAAATACAGACCGAACACGTTTCATGACATTGTATTGGACCCGTTAAATAAACTATTATTAGAAAATATCATCAAAAATAATCATTTTCCCAACCTACTTTTTTATGGTCCACCAGGTACTGGTAAAACAACTAGCATCATTAATCTAGTAAAATCATATCAAGAATCGTGTAACAACAAGGCAATCATGATACATTTAAATGCCTCGGATGAGAGAGGAATCGACATTATAAGAAACCAAATAAACAGTTTTGTAAATTCAAACAGTTTATTTAACAATGGCATAAAATTCGTCATATTAGACGAAGTTGACTACATGACAAAAAACGCACAGACCGCGCTTCGATCTTTATTACAAAGTTACAACTCAAAGGTGCGGTTCTGTTTAATATGTAATTACATAAGTAGAATCGACGAGGCATTACAAAATGAATTTGTCCGGTTACGATTTAATCAATTACCCGAAGACGAAATTATCAATTTTTTGAATATAATAAACACCCGTGAATCGTTACAATATGGCATAGATGATTTAAAACTAATCCAAAAAATGTTTAACTCCGATATGCGAAGTATGATAAACTATATGCAATCAAATGAACATAGTATACATAACAAGAAAATTATAACAAATGAAATTTGGAGTGGATTAACTGATGATATTAAATCAAAACCATGTACTGAAATTGTTAGTAAAATTAACGATATTAGTAATCAGTATAATATTGGTAAGAAAAATATTATTAAACTATATTTAAATTATTTGATACGTTTTAAAAAAGAATACTTGCGCGTAGACTTTTTAAATTTTATTGAAAATATAATACATCAATCAGACATAAACACTGACTATATGGTTCATTATACATTTTTAAAGCTAAAAATGTTGTTTATACCGTCACCTTAACGTCATTCACACCTATTTATTGTCATTTTGTTTTGGTTCAACCGAACTATAATATGACTCCATCCTGTATTGTAATTTTTCCATAAAACTATTTGGTGGGGTCATTTTAGACGGATCAATAAACGTATAATTTAAGCTTAATTCCGTGTGTTTTGTTTCTGGCTTATGTTGATTTGCTGGAAGTGGTATCTCAATAATACATTTATTCATATTTTAGAATATATAAAGAAAATAATTGAAGTGCTTTAAATACAAATAAATATATATAAATATAACAATATAGATAGTATAACTATCATGGAGGACATTGACGACGATTGGGATTCGTTTATTCAAAATGAATACGCAGATGTTAGTAATAGTAAATTGTCAAATATTGGCGATTTTAAAAGCGAAGATTCTGCGAATACGCGACTTTCAATTGAACCAAATATTCTTCCTAAATGCTCTGATATTTATATATCTACAAAGACCAAGATTTCTTATTTAAATAAAAGTGATATTGACATAAAAAATATATTTTGGAACATACCTGTGATAAGTTATAGTATCCCGTCTAATGGCGTTATAAAAAAACAAATTAAATATTCATCTACTTCTAAAGAAGAGGTTGAATACATTGCCAATAAATTGAAATTGGTTAAGTGCTACGAAGAACAAATAATAGAACATATTGATAATCCAGACGGGAGAATTAAATATAAGGATCAACGTAAGATTAGCATTGGCATTTGTAAAAAAGATATCTTGAGCTATAGAAGTAAAAAGAAGCGCGCGTTCTTCAATTGTTTCGTATTGATAATGCGATTGCTGGATAACGGCGAATATAAAGAAATGCATATCAAAGTATTTAATACTGGTAAATTAGAAATACCGGGTATTCAATCCGATTTGCTATTAACAAATGTGCTTACCCTTTTGGTAAATACTTTAAAACCATTCCTTGGAGAAGACCTGGCATATCTATCAGAACGAAGTGAAACGGTATTGATCAATTCTAATTTTAACTGTGGATATTACATCGATCGTGATAAATTACACGATTTATTGAAATACAAATATAGAATAAATAGTAATTTTGATGCCTGTTCTTATCCAGGAATTCAATGTAAATTTTATTATGATAATACACTTGCGATTAATAAACAGATGGGTCATCAGCCTACTCATAAAAATTATCATGAGATTTCTTTTATGATATTTAGAACCGGAAGTGTACTCATTGTAGGCAAGTGTGACGATAATATATTATTTAACATATATGATTTTCTAAAAAATATATTAGAAACCGAATATTTGAATATTGCTGGCCCTAGTATTGATCTATTACCAACTAATAAAAACAGAATTCCTAAAATTAGACGCAAAATATTATTGTTTGACTAACTGAGTAAATAGTTAACGACTTTACATAATGAAACGTTCGTTAGTTTATTCACGGCATTAGTATCGCTTAGTTTCGTCATAATTGATATATTATCTAGGTCTATTTTTAGCCCTTTTTTTATCAATAATTCTAATAAATGGATGTAACACGTATTTACGAGGGTTATATTGTAGTTCGCATTAATATCATCCACGAATGAATTAATTTTTAATAATTTTGATAAATACATTTCTGAATTATTTTTACACGACAATGGTAGTTGGATTAATACTTCTACTATTTTATATATTTTTATGTAGAGTATTTTTTGTAATTCACTTATATTACACCTGTTAATATCATTGTTTAGTACTACCTGAATAACTATGTTATTATAAATGCTAATGTACTGTTTTAATATAGATAACTTATATTTCGTATCTTGAGTTTCTATATATTGTTGTTTGTATTCATTATTTACATCAAAAATCGTTTTTTTATACACGAACATTGTCGCATCTTTCGAACTTAATTTTAAAAAATTATGATTGTCTTCGCCCAATTGACCCATAAATTCAACGTAATATAATATCGACTTTTGTGTATGATATACAGTCAACTCTAGATTTTTTGTATATAATAATAAAAACGTGTATATATATAATGTATTCTTTATGCCTTTAATTAAGATGTGCTTAGAGTATTCATTGTTTTTTATATTAATGTTTTCTGACACACATTCAAATAATTCATGTATTAAGCCTACATATTTTAAAAATAAAACTGTTTCATTCTCTTCTATAACGGACTTATAATTGTCTGTACTATTCAAACTATTATTTTTCATTTACTACTTAGATATATTTTATTTTTTACCAACTACTAAATTATATTTTTACTTATAAGTATTTAAAGATTTCGACCAGAACTTATGTATAATGAGTTCTCAATCTGAATCGTCCGAACAAAGTTATAGACTACCAACGAATACATGTCTTCAACACGCATGGAAGTTAGCCATGGTTGAAGATAAGGAAATTAAGTCTGATTATTGGACCGCATCTTTAGATAAACAAGTAATTATTGGCGTTAAGACAAATCAAGAAAAGCTTCTTGTGAAAAGTGAAGACGAATACACCAGTCCAATTAGTAAGATTTATAAAGTAGAAACTGAGTATATCATTATTACTGAAAATTCTATTTATTTAGTAAGTGCTGATATTGATTCTAGTCGAATATCCTAGACATCATTATTATGTAAATTAGACGATCATTCTATATTACATTGATCGTGTAATATTATCTGTAAAACTAAAATGTATTTAGGATATGTAGTATATTGTCAATACATATCCGGTATATGAATACTGTGCGTAATATATAAATCGTCAAGACACCTGGAATTATATTTCCATTGTATATTATTATTCAAGATACTAATATTTTATATTTGTATTTTATATATGCCAACAAACTCTGGTGGTAAGAATAAATTAATGTATGGAAGTAGTAGCATTAACAATAAATATGTACCCGGGTCTGGTGTTGGTGGTATGTCGGCGGCAGTTAGGCGACAGCTTAAGCGTCGTGCTACTACGGGCAATGGCACGTTTAATAGCCAAGGTCAGTATGTTCCAGCCGGTAGATGTTGTTCGGCCGAATTAAATAGACAGAGCAAGGGATTGAACCCAGATTCAAATAATAATCAACCAGACAATTCTCCCGAGGTTGCATTTAGAACAATTTATATCCCTCCCTCACAAACTCAGACAGTGTTGAGATCTGTGTTTAATAGCGATTTCCCGAATGGTGTTACTTTACTACAAGTAAAGAATCCATTTTATGTATTAGGCGGTGTCACATATTTTTTTAGTAGTTGGGATTATAGTGCGAATCAGCAAAGTATACAACAATACTATGGTGTTGATTTAAACAGTGGAACACTATATAATAATGGCACACTATTGTATGGTTCACCTGGCGAAATAAATGGTGTCAATACTGGTCTACCAAACCCAGCTATATTTCCTATACTGTCTGAAACTGGTATTCCTGTTACCCCAATTAATTCAGAATATACCACTCTATTTCAAGTAGGTGGTAATTGTACATTAAGCTGTATTACAGCTGCTCTAACATTAACGCATGATGATATTAATTTAAATCGAATTATAGTAAACGGTACTATAAATGATACAACTGAATATACTAACTTTGTTAATTTGAATAGTACATCTGGTGCCGGATTACGTATTAATAACAATCGTCTAAAGTATAATTTATCAAATAATGTTAGTAATTTTGCGATTAATAATAACACGATTACGAATGTTATACCAAATACTACCGGCCGTACTAACGTTGTTAATAATAGTACATCGATTAATGGTAATAAAAAGTATAAGGGCGACTATACTGGAGACAGTATTACAACATTACACGATTTAGACCATCTACTTAAAACGCATATGATTATTAGAGATTCGTCTCCGAATGGTTTATTAAATGATAGTCATGTGAACACACCATTGTATTCATCCGTTACAAATCGCACGTATACTGTTTCACAGAATCATATAGATAACGGTATAATTGATGCGAATATTATGGATACTATTACGCATGTAATGAAGTGGATGGCTTGTTTTGGTGATATGAATCGTACAACTGTTACTCATTCCGGTGAAAATGGTGAGATATATACTATTGAACTACCTGAGCCTCCAGCCCCGGCCCCAGCACCAGCACCAGCACCTGCCCCAGCACCTGCCCCAGCACCATATCCGAATACAATTATACCATCCAACTTAACTACTTTACAACGTTTGACAAGAATAACTACATACAGTACAGTGTTTTTAAACCAAAGTTATAATGAATATTTCACACGAGATTACATTATAGATAAAGACTTAGATACACGATATACCGCACCGGGCTCTTATAGCGACAACATCGTTTTACCAATCTATATCGTTTATAATTGTTCGGAATCTAAATATATTAATAGTTATAGATTTATAACCGCTAATAATTCTAATGTTAAGTGGCAATTAATTGCTACAAACAATTTTGATATTAATAATCGATTTAATACTAACTGGAGTACAATCGAACCCGAATCTATACCAAAATATAATAGTACCCATAATGTATATGTGTTAAATAACCCAACTCTTCCATTCTTGTATTTTGGAATTAAAATAACTGACTTATTAAATGGGGCAAATGACGTCAATATAATGGAGTTTGATTTATTTTATGACGTTATACCAATTGAACCTGATCCAGCACCAGCACCAGCCCCTGCTCCAGCACCCGCTCCAGCACCCGCTCCAGCACCCGCTCCAGCACCCGCCCCTGC